CTACGCGCTCAGTACAGCGCAGCAACAATCGTTTGCACATCTAGCAACAACTTCACAGTGATTGGGGATCTATCCTAATGCCAACATATAAGGTCTTAGCGCAGTCTGCGCCTAGCGCAACTACTGCAACTACGCTGTACACAGCAACAAGTGCAACGATTGTATCAACATTAAACATTACAAACATCGGTGGGGCTGCAGATACTATCCGTATCGCAGTACGCCCAGCAGGTGCGTCCTTGGCTAACCAGCACTACATCGCATACGGTGTACAGGTACCAAGCGGGTCACTACTTGCTATTACATCCGGTATCACACTGGCTAACACAGATGTTATTACAGTCTATTCAACTACAGGAACTTCATCCTTTAGTGCGTTCGGGTCGGAGGGTAACTAAGTGGCGGTTAATCTAGTAGGAGGCACAACCAGTGCCTCAGCACAATTAAACTTTAACGACCAGACTGGAACTACATATACTTTTGTAGCAGCAGATGCTGAGAACAAACTCATCACAGCTAGCAATGCCTCTGCCCAGACTTATTCAATTCCAACAGATGCAACTACAAACTTTCCAGTAGGTAGCCAGATCAACATTATCCAGATTGGCGCAGGACAGGTAACTATCCAAGCTGCATCATCTGGAACAACTACAGTTACCTCTACTGGTGCAACTTCTGCTGCTCCAAAATTACGTGCTCAGTGGTCTTCTGCAACTTTAGTTAAGAAAGCAGCAAACGTCTGGTATGTGATTGGAGATCTTGCGTGAGTCCAATCCTAGGCATTTATGCCTCACAAATTAGTGGGCATCTATATAGTAGCGCTTTTGAATCTATTGCTACCGTTACAGTTGGCAGTGGTGGTTCTGGAACAATTACTTTTAGTGCAATTCCTTCAACATATAAGCATCTGCAAATTAGAGGAATTATGCGCGGCACTAGTGGTGCAAATATTGTGATGCGATTTAATGGTGATTCAAATGCTTCTAACTATACAAGCCACTATATGGAATCAAATATGACTAATGTTTATGGCGGTCGTATCGGATTTGGTAGCTACTCTGGAATTTTTGCTTTATCGCAACAAACAACTGCTACCCGATTTGGTTGTGGAATTGTTGATGTTTTTAATTACACAAGCACAGACCGCTACAAGGTAGCAAAATCTCAAAACATTAACGACATTGGAACATCAAGTTCTTTGATGAATTACAATGGTGGCTACTGGACAAGCCTAAATGCAATTACTTCTATTACTTTAGCGCCTACTGCTGGCTCTTTTGCAGAATTTACATCTTATGCGTTATACGGAATCAAGGGAGCTTAACCGTGCCATCAACTTACACGCCTATTGCTACAACAACTATTGGAAGCAACACAAATACAGTTACTTTTAGTTCCATTAGCGGTACATATACGGATCTTGTTCTTGTTGGAGTTGCTCAAGGAACACGCACACTTTATGGTGGAGATTTTAACCTTCGCTTTAATGGTGATTCAGGTGCAAATTATTCTCAAGCACAAACAACTGCTTCTGGAACTTCGGTCGGTACCGCTTATTATGGCGGAATCAACGGAATAAATACTGGCAGCGTAGGTGGTTTTGGCAGCGGAAGGTACTCAGTAACAATCTGGAACATTTTTAATTATTCAAAGACTACAACTTACAAACCTGTATTGGCTTACAGAGGTAAAGACGCAACACTTGTTGGTGGTCAGTGGAATAACACAGCAGCTATTACTTCTGTAACTTGCTATAATGACGGCTATAATTTTGTAGCAGGTTCAGTATTCTCTCTATTCGGAATTAAGGCGGCATAATATGGCTGATACAATGACATTACTGGGTACTGCAACTGTAAGTGGCACATCCACTTATTCTGTTACATTTAATAATATCTCACAAGGTTACACCGATCTTAAAATTGTAATGAGCCAAAAGACAAATCGCAATGATGTTTTTCAGGGTCAAGTAATTTATTTTAATGGCAGTTCTGTTGGTTCAACTCAAGTTCTTCAAGCAAACGGTAGTGCGACGGTAACTGCTAACACACAATCTGCAACAATTATTCAAAACGCTGAAGGTAATGATGCAACCACGGCCAATATTTACGGAATGATTGAGTTGTATATTGGTGGCTATTCTCAACAGGGAATATACAAATCTGCTTACGCACAAAGTGTAGCAGAAGCAAATGCAACAACTGTTTACAATACTATTAACTATCTTGATAATGGTTCAATTACTGATCCAATTACTTCGGTTAAAATTGAATCAGGTAATTTAAGTTATGCTCTTTTAGCTGGATCAGAATACTATCTATATGGTGTATTTAATCAAGATGTTGCTGCAGCTCCAAGCGTTCCTACCATCGGTACTGCAACAATTCCATCAGCTGGTGGTTATGTTAACGTTGCATTTACGGGAGTATCGGGTGCTGCAAGTTATACTGCAACATCCTCACCAGGAGGAATTACTGCTACGGGAACTTCAAGTCCTATTAGAGTTCCAGTAGGAACTGGTGGGTTAACATCAGGAACTGCTTATACATTTACAGTTAAAGCTAGCAATCCTTTTGGCTCTTCTGGGAATAGCTCTGCATCTAATAGCGTAACAGCGGTTAACACGACTATTGTTGCTATGCCAAATGGATCAAGTACAACTGGTAAGTACTCACAAAATGCAGGTGTTTCTTGGACCAGTTTTACAATGCCAGCTGGATCTAACGCTCAATCATTAGGTGCTGGTTCTAATATAACTTATGGTAATGGTTATTTTGTATACATTCCAAATACAACTAATAATGCTTACTACTCAGCAAATGGATATTCGAGTTGGACATCTGTTGCACTCCCTTACACAAGTTTCCAAGCAACCATCCTTCAATACACACCTGGAAACGGTTTCTTATGTTTCTCAATGTATGACAGCAGTCGTTCTGTAAAGTCAACAACTGGAACAAGCTGGTCTGCTGGTCCAACCACAACAAATATAAACGTTGGTTGGTCACAGGGTTATGTAGCTGCAACAAATACTTGGTACGGAAGCGCACACAGTGATCCTTACGGTTCGTATGCTACAAGTTGGGCTGGAACTTATACTTCTAATTCTTCATTCTCAGGTTCACCTTATTTCTGGTCATCAGGTGTTGCTGCAAGTGATGGAACAACTGCTTTGCATACAGCTAACTATGATACTGGAACTCAGTTATGGTACACAACAACAGGTACTTCTGTAACTTTGGGAACATTACCTTCAACAGTTCGTATTGGTTCTCAGATTTACGGTAAAGAAATAGGAACTTACTTAGCACTTGGTGGTTCTACTGTTGCTATCACTTCTACAAACGGTACAAGTTGGACAACTCGAACAACTCCAAGCGCACTTGGTAGTGCTTCATACCCAACCTATTCAAAGGACACAGGGTTCGTTGCTATTCCTTATCAAAATAACTCAGGCAACTCAGTTTATTCTGCTGACGGAATTACTTGGACTACTGGTGGAGTTGTAGGTATATATTCTTACATTCAAGCAGCAGGTCAAGTATTAAACTATTCTAAAGAAATCGCATAAGGAGAAGTAATGTCAATCTATTACGAAATTGATAATAACAATGCTGTCAATATTTATGATGGCGTAAACCCTGAACCATTCTGGCATCAGCCTCATTACCCAAATGGTGAAACATTTGATTCTAAGTCTGAGGCAGAGACTTGGGCGCAACTAGCAGTTGCAGCTCAAACAGATGAGGCTGCACCGTTTCCACCAAATGGAAAAGGATTAGAAGGATTGCCAAAGCCAACAAAAGAAGAAATTACCCTTGGGCGGTTGGAAGCTATGGGTCTTGATCTTGAAACCTTAAAGAACTTACTGAAATAGGAGAAGCAATGACAACACCAATTGCAATTGAAATAAACTGTGAAACAGGTGAGACAGTTGAACGTCCACTTACAGCAGAAGAAATCGCAGCAAACGAACAGGCAGCTGCAGCATTTGAAGCTCGTAAGCACGAAGAAGAGGTTGCAGCAAAAGCTGTAGCCGAAGCTAAAGTTTCAGCAGAGGCAAAGTTAACAACCCTTGGCTTAACAGCAGAGGAAATTGCAGCACTAACCAAGTAAGGGGAACTAAGTGGCCTACGGCGACGACATCAGTGAGGGCTTGCCCTTTGTACTATCAAACCCAGCTGGTTCCACAACATACACAGCAACTGGTTATGCCTATGACATTGCAATTGCAGGCTTGCCATTTTTCATCTCACCATTAGATGACTCACCGTATCGTCGTGTAACAGCGCAGTATCGTAAGCAACAGATTGACCAGTCGCGTGAACCTGGTGAGCAGACGCTCACCGGTTGGTGGCTACGGTCCCAGTCTTCGTTTCACTTCGGACAAGGCATCAAGTTCTTTGAGCCAATCCAAGATGAGTCATTGCGCTTCCAGTACACCAACTCTAAGGGTATGGATGTCTGGACCAGAGGGCAGGTAACGCTACTTAAAAATGTAGATGAGCAGCACATCACCACAGGTGGCATCAGAACTGATGGGCGTCCGTGGCAGTTGATGCGTTCTATCCAGTGGACAACTAGCGGTAACACCTACAACGGTGTGCTGATGTCTGATGAGTATGACGTAGACAAGGTCTTCCCAGCCATTACTGTCTCTATCAACAACAAAGCATTGACATCAAATGTTGCAACGCTGACTACAACTGCAGCTCACGGTCTATGTACTGGTATGGAGATCACCATTACTGGTGTGGATGCAACCTTCAATGGTTCATACCGCATTACAGGTGTACCAACCAGCACCACATTTACCTATGCTAAGACTGCTACTAACGTAGCATCAACACCAGTATCTCCAGTAGGTACAGGTGTGGCAGAGGTTATTCACTTTGTGAACTACAACTCAGGTACAGATGATGCAGTCTATGCAATGTGTGATGATGGAGTCTACGCCTACTGGGTAACTAACAACTCAGGTAGCGGTAAGTTAGAGGTACTCAAGAAGTCACTGGATGCAGATGAGACTACATCTCCAACATCTATGTTTACCTCACCTAGCATTGTAGTAACCAACGCTGTTATGGAGTACACCAAAGAGCGTATCATTATGTGCGTCAACGACAGCATCTATGAGTTTGCCTCAAGTGCTACATCGCTGCCTACTGCAGTATTTCAACACAATGATCCTGAACATATCTTTACCAGCATCACATCATCAGGTGCTGCAATCTACGTAGCAGGTTACTCAGGTATTCAGTCCAATATCTACAAGTTCACACTTGATACCACAACAGGTGCTATGCCTACCTTGTCTCAGGCAATCACCGCAGCTGAACTACCAGTAGGTGAGAGAACATTTAAGATTAGTTACTACCTTGGCTATATGTGCATTGGTACATCAGAGGGTGTACGCATTGCCCAGGTGTCAGATACTGATGGCTCTATTGCTTACGGTCCACTGATCTTTGAATCAGAACAACCAGTCTATGACTTTGCATTCCGTGATAAGTATATCTGGTGTGCAACAGGCGTAGACGGACAAGCTGGCACAACTCGCATTGATCTTGGTACACAGATAGGCCAGTTAATCTTTGCCTATGCTTGGGACTTGTATGACCCTAATGACACGCTAGGTCACTACACCACAGCGTCTGCCTTTATGGGAGATACAAGCCGCCTTGCATTCTGCAACGCAGGCAATGGTTCAGATGGAACTATCTACGTAGAAGCTGAGTCAGAGTTAATCCCATCAGGTGAACTGCGCACAGGCTACATCCGTTACAACACACTAGAGGGAAAGATCTTTAAGATTCTGACACCTCGCATCAATACATCTCACGGTGCCTTTGATATGGCATCAATCACCGCAGAAGGTGGAGCCTTTAACATTGGTACCTTTGCTCAAGGACAAACTGTTCCAGATGTAAACATCTCTTACCCAGTAGGTGCCCAAGAGTATCTTGGCTTTAGATTTACTATGTACCGTGATAACGCTGATGCCACACAGGGGCCATTGTTTACTGGTTACCAGATCAAGGCATTGCCTGCTATCCCACGTCAGCGACTTATCCAGTATCCAGTAATGTGCTATGACCACGAGATGGATAAGTTCAATAATGAGGTTGGCTACGAGGGCTCTGCCTTTGATCGTATGTCACAGCTTGAAGCAGTAGAAAATATTGGTGACACCATCCGTATCGAGGACTTTAGAACCGGTGAGAATTACATCGGTCTGATCGAAGAGATGGATTTCATCAACCGTACCCCAACCGATAAGCGATTCTCCGGCTACGGAGGATTGCTCTTAATAACCATCCGGAGCGTATAATGTCAGCGCAAGACTATGCAACTATAGCCGTAGCCGTATGCACAATCGTAGGAGCTTTTGCTACCGCAGTGCGCTGGCTAGTAAAGCACTACCTAGCCGAGTTAAAGCCTAACTCTGGTTCAAGCCTTAAAGATTCTGTTACAAGATTAGAACAAAAGGTTGAGATCTTGTATCAACTATTCATTCAAGAGGGAAAGAGATGAGCGATGAAACCTGTTGCCAAGAAAGCCACACCTGCCGCTATTGCTGTTCTGCGCCAGGCCACAGCGATAGCACCATCGCGTATGAAAGCCTCCGATGGATTGCTCCCATCGAAGTCGCATATCCTTCAGAATCCCAACAGTGACCACAATACAGGCTACGCAGTAGACCTGACTCACGACAAGAAGGCAGGCATTGACTGCTTTATGATCTATCAGAAGTTAAAGGCTGACCCACGTGTGAAGTATCTAATCTTTCACGGCAAGATCTGGTCAGCAAAGAACGGTGAAGCCAAGTATGACGGTATCAACCAGCACAACAAGCATCTTCATATCTCCATCAAAGACGAGTGTGGCAAAGACACTTCCCCGTGGTTTGCCTGGTTAGACAAACCTAAGTACACCACTGCTGACCAAGCCAGGTTAGCAGCATCAAAGCTAAAGCCACTACCTAAGAAGAAAGCGAAAAATGAAACTAAAACTAAGCAAAAAGCATAAGGCAATTCTTAAGTCCTACATCCGTGCAATCGCAGGTGCTGCAGTTGCAATGGGTATCGCACTACTTACAGACCTAGCTCCACAGTATGCAGTATTGCTCGGAGCTATCGCAGCTCCAGCAATCAAGTGGGCTGACAAGACAGAGGCAGAGTTTGGACGAGTGCTAGATAACTAATCTAGTAAAGCGCGAGGCAACAAGAGAGGCCGCCCTTCGGGGCGGCTTCTTTTTTTATGCCCTTTTATTCTGCATCAACTGGGCAGGGAACTACCACTAGATTGCCACAATTTACACAGGTAGCATCAAGGAAATACCAGACTAGCTCGTAGTCCTCAAAGCTAGCCATAACATTAAACACCTGGGACCCACACGGACACACGTGGATCGGTCCTAAACCCCGCAGATCGGCCCCAAAAGGCTCAGGAAGGGCATCGTGGCTGCGCCATAATGATTGCAGGGTGAGTAGACGGAGCCAGCGGTTGGTTGTACCATACCCACTGTTGCGCCCTTTTAGGGCGCCCCTCTGTTTAATTCGCCTCACGGCTCATATTGTAGCGACAGCTAGCGTGTCAGCCTGAGCGACACGCCGATAGATGATATGATGTGACTATGACAACTATCGCAGGTGTGCAAGGTATTGACTATGCAGTACTCGTCGCAGACTCACAGATCACAGAAGATAATCTCGTGACGCTAGCTGTCAGCACACCCAAGATCGTAGAGGTAGGTAAGTTCCTCGTCGGTATCTCAGGTGACACACGACCAGGTGACATCCTTTCGTACAACTGGAAGCCACCTCTATATCGTGGCGAAGATCCTGTTCAGTTTATGGGAAAGAAAGTAATCCCAAGTATGAACACAGCTTTCAACGACAACAACTACGACTACAACAAGGTGGACAAAGATGGCGGTTTTGATTATCTCATTGCTTTTAACGGTAATATCTTTAGGGTTGCTTGTGATCTCTCTTTTTTCCAAAGTGATGTCGGAATTTACGGCATTGGTAGTGGTGGTCAGTTTGCTCTTGGCTACCTTGCTTCAATCGTTAAACCTGATATTGAGCTAGCCTACGCAAAGCGACACGCCCGTCGTGCCGTTGATATTGCTTCGGTACTTGATGCGAACACAGGTAAGCCTCTACAATTAGTAGTACAAGAAAGACTCTAGGAGGAGTTATGAAACAAATAGAAATTAAAAATGGTTGGATTGCTTATGGCAAGCTCAACGGATTTGGTCTTGGTTTTCAGATTACTAGATACAACATAGACTTGAATCTAGGGTTTTGGTTTATCGGGTTGGAGTTCTAATGGAAATTAAAACACAACCAATGACAGATGAATACGCTGCTCATTACTTTTATCAAATGGGTTGGATGGCTTGTCGTTTAGCATACAAGCTGCACGAAGAAGAAGAGTCTAATAAATGACAGCCTTTCTTATTGGCCTTATGATTGGCATTGTTATCGGCAGAGCATTTGAATTGTGGGTGGATTGGAAATACAAGAAGTGAGTGTTACTGATCCTAAAGAACTACTGCTTACTGCACTACGTGCAAAGGATGCAGGTCGTTCACGATCTACTCAGGTACAGATTGGTCCATCTGAGGTAGGCGGTTGCCGACGTAAGGTGTGGTACCGACTTAACAACCAACCTGAAACTAATGACAATGAATTAAAGTTGGCTGCGATTATGGGTACTGCTATCCACGCAGAGATTGAGAAGGCGCTAGCAGATAATCCAGATGTGCTGATTGAAACCGAAGTTGAATACAACGGAATGAAAGCACACGTTGACTGTTTTGTACCAGGCACTGGTGATGTGATTGACTGGAAGACAAGCAAGGTCCGGAACCTTTCTTACTTTCCATCAACACAACAGCGGTGGCAGGTGCAGCTATACGGCTACCTCCTAGCTAACAACGGCTATGCGGTCAACCGAGTGTCACTGGTAGCAATTGCCAGGGACGGGGACGAACGCGATGTCAAGGTTCACACTGAAGACTACGATGAGTCCATTGCACTAGAGGCGCTCGGTTGGCTAGCGGCTGTTAAGGAAGCAAAGGAAGTACCGGCACCTGAGAAGGATGCAAGTTACTGTCAGCACTACTGCAAGTTCTATGACGCAAGTGGGCAGATGGGATGCGTTGGTCTAAAAAAAGAACTTACGTCAGTCAGTGATGTAATCATTGATGACGTAGATGTTGACAAGAATGCACTGTTGTACTTACAGTTAGCAGCGCAGATCAAAGAGTTAGAAAAGCAACAAGACTCATTAAAGACTAGCTTTGAAGGACTGCTTGGTGTAACACCTAGCGGTATCGAAGTAAGTTGGACAACTGTTAAGGGACGAGAATCTGTTGACAGTACTGAGGTAGAAAAACTATTAGGGTTTGTCCCTAAGAAAGTTGGTCCTGAAAGTCAGAGACTAACTGTTAAGCAAAGTGGAGGAAAGTAAATGGCAGCAGAAACAACAAAGTACCAGATCAATTTCAAGACACACAAAGACGGTACTTTAATTAACATCTATGCAGACAGCATCAGAGAATTAGAAACACAGATCACAGACATCTCAATGATCTCTGCGTTGATTAAGTCAACAGAGGCAGAGCTTTACACAGGTGCACGTAACGTTGCATCAGCACCTTCAGTTGAATCAGTTGCTCAGGCATTTGGTGCAACACCAGTTGTTACCCCGGCACCAGCTGCTGCACCAAGCGGTGGTAACAGCTGCCGTCACGGAGTGATGACATACCGTGAAGGTGTCAATGCTCAGGGCAAGCCTTGGAAGGGATACTTATGTGCTGCACCAAAGGGTGCAACAGATAAGTGTGACGCTATCTGGGTTCGATAACAAATGCGGGAGCCGAGGTTTTACGAAGCTCCTAGTTGTGCAACAGTAGGCGGGGACTTTTGGTTTCCCGATAATGAATCTGGTATCCCTGGCGCATCTACAGTTGATGCTACCTTTGCAAAGAACATCTGCAATGGCTGTCCTCACCGCAGAGAATGCGCTGAATGGGGTATCAAGAACGAGGCTCACGGTATCTGGGGCGGTCTGACGATTAGAGATCGTCAACGCATCAGACGTGAGCGTGGTATCAAGATCTATCAGGAGGAAGACGTTGCTTAATCTATCCCGTGCGTGGGGTGGTGTGCTTACCAAAGCCACACCACTGCCTGACGTATGGGTGGGCTTAGCCAACAAACAGATTAAGTTTAGACGCGGGCAAGTATGTATGGTTGCAGCAGCACCTAACGCTGGTAAGTCAATGTTCGCATTGATCTATGCAATCAAAGCAAAGGTACCCACACTTTTCTTTTCTGCCGATACTGATACAACTACTGTGATGATGAGAGCAGCTTCTCATACATCAGGTCACTCACAGATTTCTGTTGAGAACAACTTGGCTGGAGACAGTCACTACTACGACCATCACTTTCAAAAGATTGACCACATCAAGTGGGTCTTTGATTCATCACCTTCAATAGATGATCTTGAACTAGAGATAAGAGCTTACGTAGAACTCTACGGCGAAGCACCGGAACTTATCATCATAGATAATCTAATGAACGTGGCAGCAGAGACAGACAATGAATGGTCAGGGCTGCGTGCAATTATGATGGAGTTGCACGATATGGCACGCAAGACTGAGGCTTGCGTATTGGTACTACACCACGTCTCTGAGCAGTCAGAGTATGGGTCAACTACTAAGCCACCTGCTAGACGTTCTATCCACGGCAAGGTCAGTCAGTTACCTGCATTGATACTTACCTTGGGCTATGACCCAAACCAAAACACTCTGGCAGTAGCTGCTGTAAAGAACCGCTTTGGTCCACACACAGCAGATGCTTCCGATTATGCACAGCTGCTAGTAAACTATGCAGCGTGTCAGATCGGTGACCAAGATGAGTTTGGTTGGATGTTAAGGAGAGATGCAATGGCTGGATACCAAGGAGGATACAATGTTTAGCTACATATTGCAGGCAGCACTTTTCTGCGGATGGATTGGTTTGTTCTTCTTCTTTCTTGGTAGAGCTTTAGATCAAGAGGGTTTGTTATATATCATTGGCGCTGTGGTGATGAGTGTACTTACCGTTGCAATTGTTATCGGAGCAGTATCAGAAGAAGAGAAGCAAGGTCCTTGCGTTAAGTATGAAACACAGTGGTCATACAACGCAGCGACTAAATCTAATATGCCTTACCGTGTTTGCGTAGAGCGAGGAGAGTGGATCAACAATGGCTAATACAGAGATGCAATATGTAAAGAACCGCATCAATAAATTAGAGAAGGACTTTGCTGCATTCGCATCACTGCTGATCCAAGCAAACATAGTCAGAGTAGAAGAAGAAGATGGAGTCCAAGTCTTCAAGGTCAATCAGGTAAAACTAGATGGCGAATAAGAACGGACGCAAGGGTTCTCAGTTCGAGACAGATGTTATGAAATGGTTACGCGGTAAAGGCGTAATGGCAGAGCGTCTGACAAAAGCTGGGGCAAAGGATGAGGGAGATATGGTGGTAATCATATCTGGAGAAACCTATATCCTAGAGCTAAAGAATAGGCAGACTCTTTCCCTGCCGGAGTTCTGGAAAGAAGCACAAGTTGAGGCGCTTAACTATTCACAGGCTAGAGGGTTGGGGCAAGTGCCTCTGTCGTACGTGGTAGTTAAGCGTCGCAACGCATCAATAGATCAGGCTTGGGTAATCCAAGACTTAACTCAGTGGCTAAAGGAGAAGCAATAATGCCAGTACCAGGTGGAGAGATTACAAGTACAGAGACTTGGCTAGCACCAGCAGAGCCAGTTGTAGAAGAGACAGTTGAAGAAGTTGTCGAAGAGGTAGAAGATGATCTGTCAGAACTGTCTTAGAGCAGGCTCTGAGAACAGAGCTAACCACATCAAGCGTGCCACTGCGTGGCATAGTAAGTGCGACTTCAAGGGGTGCGTATGTCAACACAAGACTGGGCCAGGGCACACAAGAGTAACCGCATCCAAGCAAACGCAATCCCAATAGAACCTATTGTTAGTTTCTTTGGCGGTGAGGTACGAGGTGGCACCGGTGAGATAAGAGTCAGGTGCTTGATGCACAACGACTCACACAGATCTGCCTCAATGAATGTTGAAACGAACCTTTACTACTGTCAGACCTGTGGTAAGGGTGGCAATGCAGTTAACATAGTCTGCATACTAGAGAATTTGGAGTTCGTAGATGGCATCAAACGTGCAATCGAAATTGCTTCTGGAAGCGGCGCAGCGATACGCACAGGCAATAAGTCCAGAGGTACTAAGCGTGCTAGCAGGACGTGGGATATCTGAATTAGTTGCAGCTAAGTTTCAGCTGGGTACTGTCACAGAGCCACTCAATGGGCACGAGATGCACGTAGGTTGGCTGTCTATTCCATACATCACTGCCAGCGGTAGTTGCGTGGGCTTTAAGTTCAGACGCATAGATGATGGTAAGCCTAAGTATGGTAGCCCAACAGGGCAGAAGGCACACCTGTATAACGTATGCGATATCACCATTGACTCACCACATATCGTGGTGTGTGAAGGTGAACTAGATGCAGTCATTACTAGCGGTGTGCTAGGTATCCCAGCTGTTGGTGTGCCAGGGGTTGCTGCTTGGAAGTCACACTTCCCAAAGTTATTTAGCGGGTATGAAACTATCTATGTTGTCGGTGACAATGACATCAAAGAGGATGGCTCCAACCCTGGAGCAGAGTTTGCCAAGCGTGTGGCTAACGAGGTAATGAACTCAACTATTGTTACACTACCACCAGGTATGGACATCAACGACTACTACCTAGCGCACGGGGCAGATGCCACACGTGCTTTGCTAGTAGGTGAGCAGATTGGATAAGAGTGAATGGCTACAGATGGTACAGATTTTGCAGCATATGGGCTTCCAGATCCTAGAGATCAA